CACGCCAGAACGGCAAGAGCCATCTAGGGCGTATGCGTGTGATCTGGGGTCTCTTTTATGGAGGCGAGACGAAGCATCTCATCATGTCTTCCAATAGAGCGACTGCCCTAATGACCTTTCGAGAGATTGCATGGATCATCGAGAATGCACCTCACCTCAAGGCTGGCACTAAGGCGATCCGCTACGCCAACGGCGGAGAGCGCATCGAGCTGCTAAACGGGGCAACACTTGACCTGGTATCTGATACTCGTGATTCATCTCGTGGACGCACAGCAGATTTTCTCTGGATCGATGAGGTTCGAGAGATCAGCAAGGACGGCTATACCGCAGCGATCCCAACGACTCGCGCCCGTCCCAATTCTCAGACTTTGCTAACGTCGAATGCCGGGGACGCCTTCTCTGAAACGCTAAACACGCTAAGGGAAAGAGCTCTATCTGCACCGCCTAAGTCATTCGGATTTTACGAATGGTCAGCACCGCAATACTGCAAGATCACAGACCGCAATGCCTGGGCAATGAGCAACCCTGCTCTTGGTTACACAATCACGGAGGAATCACTTGAAGAAGCAGTTGCAACTAACAAAATTGAAGACATTAGAACTGAGCTTCTATGCCAATGGATTGATTCTCTGCAAAGTCCGTGGCCTCATGGCGTACTTGAAGCGACTTCCGATGCCACACTCCAGATTCCGATCGGCGGTTATACGGTCTTTGGCTTTGATGTTTCTCCGTCTCGTCGCAATGCAAGCCTCGTTGCTGGTCAGATTATGGGTGACGGAAGAATCGGCGTCGGGATTCTTCAGACGTGGGAAAGTCAAGTCTCAGTAGATGATCTCAAGATCGCGGCAGAGATCAAGGGATGGGCTGATCAATACCGTCCCAAAATGATCTGCTATGACAAGTACACGACGCAATCGATCGCTGAACGCCTGGCTAACGCTGGTCAGATTACACAGGATGTCTCAGGCCAGCAGTTCTATCAGGCTTGCTCTGATCTTCTCGATGGCATGGTCAATGGTCGAGTAGTACACAACGGCCAAGAAGAATTGATTAAGCAAATGAACAACTGCGCGGCAAAGACCAATGACTCATCCTGGCGTATTGTTAAACGTAAAAGCGCAGGCGATGTATCTGCGCCGATATCTTTGGCGATGGTTGTATCGATGCTATTAAAGCCACAACAGGTAGCGGCTATTTACACAGAATAAACTATATGTAGTGTATAATTGCCATCTATGGGTATCCTTTCGCGCCTTACAGGTGCAGCGTCAAAGTCTGATATTGAAGCGCAGTATGCACCTCAGGTCTTGGGTGAGTATTCTCCTTATGCGATGCCATTCCAGTTTGCTTATGTCGGACGCACAGAAGCGATGGGAGTTCCGGCACTAGCTCGATGCCGCAACCTCCTTGCTGGCACAATCGGTACGATCCCTTTAGAGCTTTACAAAAAGTCAACTGGCGAAGAATTAGGCAAGCCTCTCTGGCTTGAGCAACCTTCATATCATCAGCCACGTTCTGTCACTATTGCTTACACAGTTGACTCGCTCCTATTTTACGGCCAAGCCTTCTGGCAGGTCGTTGAGACTTACCAAGAAGATGGCCGACCATCTCGCTTCGAGTGGATCGCTAACAGTCGAGTAACTGCAACACTTGATCGTGACAATGTATTCGTGAAGTCTTACGCCATCGATGGTACGACAGTACCGATGGACGGACTTGGATCACTTATCACATTCCAATCACTAAGCGATGGCATTCTCAATACTGGTACATCGACTATTCGCGCAGCTCTTGATATTCAGAAGGCTTCAGTAATTGCAGCGGCAACCCCGATGCCTACTGGCTACCTTAAGAACACGGGCGCAGACCTACCTCCAGCAGAAGTCCAGGGATTACTTGCAGCCTTCAAGAACGCTCGTCAAAATCGTTCAACGGCTTATCTTACTTCCACTCTAAATTATGAGACAGTCGGCTTCAGCCCTAAAGACATGATGTACAACGAGGCAATCCAGAATCTTGCTACTGAGATCGCTCGTCTCTGCAATGTTCCTCCTTACTACGTCTCAGCAGATCAGAACACAACGATGACTTATGCGAACGTAACAGACGAGCGTCGCCAATTCCTCACACTATCTTTGCAGCCATTTATCTCAGCCATCGAGGATCGTCTATCTATGGATGACATCACGGCTCGTGGCAATATCGTCAAGTTCGACATTGACAAGAATTATCTCCGCACAGACCCACTTGTGGAGTTGTCAATTATCCGTGAACTCCTTGATCTTCAATTGATCACCCAGGAGCAAGCCATGGAGATGACAGACCTAACACCTAACGGAAGCGAAGGAATGATATGAGCGAGATGCTTACATTCTCGGCAGAACTTACTGCAGATAGCGCAGCGCGCACTATCTCTGGCAAGATCGTGCCATTTGACGGCGAGGTCGGTAACACCTCCGCCGGGGCAGTTGTCTTTGAGCGCGGAGCGATTAACATAGCTGATTCAAGCAAAGTCAAGCTCCTATTAGAGCATGATCCAAAGCAGCCAATCGGCCGCGCTCAATTCTTCAATGAAACAGAAGATGGCATTTACGCCTCTTTTAAGATTTCTAAGTCATCCCGTGGCACCGATGCACTCATCGAAGCCTCAGAAGAACTTCGTACTGGTCTATCAGTCGGAGTTATGGTCAATGCAGCAAAGCCTAAGAATGGCGTCCTGTATGTATCGAGTGCCGACCTACTCGAAGTAAGTTTGGTTCAGGCAGCAGCCTTTAAGTCTGCAGCCGTAACCGATATCGCGGCATCTGAAGATGAAGCCGTTGAAGAAACCCTACCAACAGAAAGCGAGACAGCCACAGTGGAAACCACTCCAGCAGTCGAAGCAACACCTACAGTTGAGGCTGCCGCAGTTGAAGCTGCTCGCCCTGCTGTAACAGCAATGGCTTACACAAAGCCACGCATTGAAGTAACAGCTGCAAAGTATGCAGAAAACACAATCCGTGCAGCACTCGGAGACGACGCAGCTCGTCAATGGATCGCAGCAGCGGCAGACACATCTGACAACGCTGGTCTTGTGCCAACACGTCAACTCTCTGAGATCATCAACCCTCTCGGAACAACCATCCGCCCATCAATCGATGCAATCTCTCGTGGAGTGCTTCCAGATGCAGGTATGACATTTGAGATCCCTAAGATCACACAGATGCCAACAGTTGCAATCGAGCCAGAAGGCGACGCATTCAGCGACACAGATCAAAACTCAAGCTTCCTTTCAGTAACAGTACAGAAGTACGCTGGACAGCAGACATTCTCAGTTGAATTGCTAGATCGTACATCTCCAGCATTCTTCGATGAGCTCGTTCGCAACATGGCAGCAGCTTACGCAAAGGCAACTAACTCAGCAGTAAACGCTGCACTTATCTCAGGTGCTTCACTTGATGCAACAACAGTTGCAACATACCCAACAGCAGCCGAACTTCTCGGAATCGTTGCTCGCGGATCAGCATCTGTCTATGGCGCAACAGCAGGACTTCCAAATCCATTTGCTCGCAACATGGTCGTATCAACAGGACAATGGTCAAACATCATGTCACTTAACGATGCCGGACGTCCAATCTACACAGCTTCACAACCAATGAACGCAGGCGGAGCAGTTGCTCCAACTTCACTCACAGGTAACGTTGCTGGACTCAACCTTTACGTTGATCCAACAAACGGCGGCGATGGCGATGGAACAATCCTCATCGTTAACCCAGATGCGTACACATGGTACGAGTCACCAACCTACCGCCTACGCGCAGAGTCAACTGCAGCAGGACAGGTAACAATCGGCTACTACGGCTTTGGCGCAATCGCTACAAAGGTCGCAGCAGGCGCATTCAAGAACAACAAGGCGTAAGCCAAACTAAGTCGCTCCAGGGGTAGTGCCCTTCTACCCCTGGAGTCTTTAGAAAGGATCAGAGCATGGCATTGACTACAGTTGCAGAGCTTCGCACCGCCCTCGGCGTTGGCACTCTCTATACTGATGCAGTCTTGCAGCAAGTCTGCGATGCCGCAGATAACGTACTCTTGCCCTTTCTATGGAAGAATCAGCAGTACATTATTGCTCACGGCAACACAGGGACAGTTGGAACACTTTACTTTGATCAGGATATTCGCGAGTATTTCTACGTTGGACAATCTGTAACAATCTCAGGTGCTGGTAGTCGATACAATGGCACTAAGACAATTACAAAAGTCGATACTCGTTCATTCAATGTAACTACAGCTCACATAAGCGACAATCCACGTCACACAGTCGAGCCTTATGGCATCGCGGCAGTCGAGACTTATACCGATTATGCAACAATTCCGGCAATTCAAGAAGCTGCGCTTATGATTTCGATCGACATCTGGCAGTCTCGCCAAGCGCCATCTTCAGGCGGAGTCACGATCGATGGTTATCAGCCAAGTCCTTATAGAATGGGCAACACACTCCTGGCACGTGTACGCGGGATGCTTGCACCTTATCTTGATCCGAGATCGATGGTGGGCTAATGGCCGCCATATCAACACTTCGCGCAGGTATCGCAGCAGCTCTTACTGATAACACAAAATACTCAGTTTTCTCATTTCCACCAGCAACACCTATTGCCAATAGCGTAATAGTCGCGCCAGCAGATCCTTACATCTCGCCATCTAACGGCTATCGCAACACCATCGCCCCTATGGCTCATTTCGTCATTTCCGTCATGGTTCCTTTGCTCGATAATGAAGGCAACCTTAACGGGATCGAAGATAACATCGTTCGGGTATTTAACCTGCTCGCTGCATCTTCATACACCTATAACGTCACAGAAGTATCCGCCCCGGCGGTCTTAAGTGCCGCTTCTGGTGATCTACTAACCTGCAATATCAATGTATCCGTACTTACGAGTTGGAGTTAAACCATGACCGAATTGGCACAATGGGAAAAAGAAAACGAAGAATTCCTGATCAAAATCGGTCAGGTAAAGCCAGCGGCTGCAAAGCCACTTAACAAGAAAGACGAGGAATAAACCGTGTCAGTATATCTAAGCAACGGAGTAGTTCTAACTGTCAACGCGGTTGATCTCTCTACTCTAGTCACAAGCGTCACACTTAACCGATCATTCGATGAGCTTGAAGTTACAGCAATGGGCGACAGCGGACATAAGTTCGTTAAAGGCCTTGAGGCATCTTCAATCACAATCGACTTTCTCAATGATGAAGCAACATCTAAGACACT